GTGGGTAAAACGACATCACGGGCCCCACCAAGACATTTCTGTCAAGATGCCGCTGTCTCCCAACCCAATTCTAGTGTTTCCAATACGTCCTATGGCACAAGAGCAAGCTCAAGAAGGAATAGACTACCACCGACCAAAGTGGAGCCACCATAGTGTCCCTACCGCATTGTAGCACCGCCAAACTGAGCTGACTGTGAGTTTTATGCTATTTACCTAATGTTTTTCCTGGTGAAACGACCTCCAGATAATTTCGTTTCAATCACTGTTGGAGTCCAAAAGCTATAGCTCCAAACAGTTTGATTCTATAACGTATAAATATCTGCCCAAGATTTTGAGAAGCTGTTGATGCACCCTTAGTACCAATCCAAACCCGTCCAGGAGACAACTCTCGTGAGGCGGCAACCCCGCCCTCACCGGATGATAACACGGCTTCAAAGTTGGTGTTGGTGGTAACTTTAAAAGTTCGAGCTACGCCATTACCTGTTGTATAAGCATGTTTGGGCACTTCAAAAGATACAACATTTCCATCAGGTGACCCAAATTGCTGCAAATACCTACCACCATCCGTGCCACCATAAACTGGAGCATATAAAGCCTGTTCAGAGAGTAGCATATCCTCAATGTTTTCAGGTGCATTATCTCGAAAATCCTCTTGGAAGCTTAGTGAGACTGCACCAGTGGCAGTAGTAGGTACTGATGGAATGTAAGTGACCTCCATACGCTGGATTTGATAAGATGTAAAAGAATTAGCCATATTGCCCAACCAACGAAATGACCCACTCATGGGAAATATCTTGATCTGTTGGAGATTAAAGTTACCCGCCGTAGAACTTGCTACAACCGCCAAACAGGGTTCAGTTCTTTCAACAACAAACTGAGACCCATTGGAATTAAAATTATATAGTCCACGTGCTTGATTAAACTTAATCACTGCAGCTTGTTGGCCACCAATCTTAATTTGTTCCTTTGAGTATCCTTTCTTGGCAGCCTTCTCTCTCTGCTTCTCATTGAATAAACGTTTCATTTTCTCTAGGGCATCCAGCATAGTGTCTGCTTCGGGTATTGCCTCCTTAACTACTTTCCTCAATAGCTTCTGTGCTTTCTGGGCGTTTTGTGGTGCCATATTTTAGTAGATAATAAAGTAAAATAAATAGTTTGGAAATAGCTAATGTAATAATTAAATAAATATAATAATCTATAGTGGCTGGTCAGGCCAGGTAGTTACTTGTTTTCAACCAGAAGTGACAACTCGCTATACTCCTGTTGAGATATTGTGGGACACTGGGATAAATTTATAGCCTTAAACCTACCTTCCAACAATTCCTGAGTATCTGGCAAAATTCCAAAAGCCTTCCAAAATGAAAATCGAGATTGTGGTGTAACCACCCCCGCTCTGTTGACTTTTGGAATCATACGTGAAAATCCACTCTGTTGGAAATCAACTAAGGTTGTCTCATTCACACCCATTTTCAAATCGGTTGTGGGAAACATATCATAAAAGGAACTGTAGACAGGTATACCAGCGGTTAAAGCTTTTCCACCATGATGCATGGCATTTAGCCACAGTTTCTTGGTGCGTTCATTGTCTAGATGTAATGTACTTGTTAGGTCTTTGCTTAACGCCACTCTAGGATCCCGTACCATTCGCCAACCAATGCCATCCCAACAGGGTTGAGTTTGACAAAAGCTAACCTCTTCAAATTCGTGCACGGGCTTCTCAACTTTCATGTTAAAACCCAACTTGCTGAACCAGTTCTGTACGTGTCGAGTTTTATCGAGATCTCTACGCTCAATAATTAACATGCAATCATCACCGTTATTGGCTAATCGAAAATGTGTTATGCCATGGGAGACACAATAATTATAAACCATTGCGCACATTAACAAACAATTACCACTGCTTGTATTCATGTCTCCTGACATACGGCAACCATTGGTTTTATACCGAATTACACCATCGTTTAGGTAGGCCTTACCAATGTTCACTAATTGCATATCCAACAAGTATCTCGTGTATTTTGAATCCGCACAGAGACTCGCCCAAACATCATGTTCCCATTTTAATGCTTCTTTTGAGCAATGTTGATCAAACCGACTTGCATCCATTCCAACCCCAACAGGGTTGGAAAATTCATCCCACATTCCACGTAAATGTTTAGCACTCTCAACACAATCATATCCCTTCAACACAGTAGGTCCCCCAAAAATATCATTAATCAATTTAAACAAGGGTTTCTCAACGTGTTTAATCTGCATACCCAGAGCTGCAGAATACCTAAAGCTTCTTGGTTGTATGACCCTAGGACATGGATCTACTTTAGCACTAAAATTTATTTTCTCTACCTTAACAAAACTACCAACAATTGCATCCTTGGGGGTTACTGACTCACGAAACAGTGAATCGCAAGCATTTTGGTACCTTAACTTC